TACTTGGATAGGTGTAGATGAGCTTACTCAGTATGGTACACCATATGCTTGGAATTACTTACGTTCTCGTTTACGTACTGTAGATAAAGATTTACCTACGTATATGAGAGGCACTACAAACCCAGGCGGTCCAGGTCATATGTGGGTTAAGAAGATGTTTATTGATCCTGCACCTTATAACTCATCGTTTTGGGCAACGGATATAGAAAATGGGAAAGTATTATCTTACCCTAAAGGACACGAAAAAGCAGACAAGCCTTTATTTAAAAGAAGGTTTATACCTGCTAAACTAACAGATAATCCTTACCTTGCAGAGGCAGGAGAGTACGAAGCTAACTTGTTATCTTTACCAGAAGTACAAAGAGAACAATTACTAGAAGGATCATGGGACATTGCAGAAGGTGCAGCGTTCACTGAGTTTAATAGAGATGTACATGTAGTAAANCCTTACAATGTACCTTCTTCTTGGAAAAGGTTTAGAACATGTGACTATGGTTATTCAAGTTGGTCAGCNTGTTTATGGGTAGCAGTAAGACCAGATAATAAATTAATTGTATATAGAGAANTNTATGTACAAAAGAAAACAGCAGATGAACTAGCAGAATTAATACTAGGTATAGAAAGAGAACAAGATGATAAGATATGGTATGGTGTACTTGACTCATCGTGTTGGCATAATAGAGGACAAACAGGTCCTTCGATTGCAGAAACAATGATATTACGAGGATGTCGATGGAGACAGTCCGATAGAAGTAAAGGTAGTAGAATAGCAGGAAAGAACGAATTACATAGATTATTACGAGTAGATGAAGAAACAAAGGAAGCAGGGGTTGAATTTTTTTCAAATTGTGTTAAACTTATATCAGAATTACCACAGATACCTTTAGATAAGAATAACCCTGAAGATGTAAATACTAAAATAGACTACGACCACGGATATGATGCACTACGTTATGGCATTATGTCTAGACCAACCCCTAGAGGGTTGTATGACTCTTCTAACACAGATTGGAAGAAACCTTGGACACCTGCTGATCAAGTATTTGGATATTAAACATGGCTGAAGAAAAAAGTACAGAAACAGAAATAGAAATGAANATAGAAGAAAGTGAGCAAGATATACTTGCTGCTTACATAAACAAAAAATATGAATCTTCTAGTGANTCTCGGTACTCGCAAGAAGCGAGATGGATGGAGTCTTACAGAAACTATAGAGGTATTTACGGAGCAGAGACACAGTTTACAGAAACTGAAAAAAGCCAAGTATTTTTAAAAGTTACAAAAACAAAAGTTACAGCAGCGTATGGTCAGATTATTGATGTACTATTTGCAGGACAAAGATTTCCTTTAGGCGTAGAAGCAACAAGAGTACCTTCTGGTGTAGAAGAAGCAGTACATTTTGATCCTAAAAATCCTGCAGCCCCTGAAGAAGACCCTAATCAAGGTAGTCTATTTCCGCCTGGTTCTATAGAAGAAGAGCTAGAGTTAGGAGCATTAAAAGATTTAGCAGATGATTTAGAATTAAAATCAGGTGCAGGGGTAACCCCTACGTCTATTACGTATCATCCTGCAGAAGAAGCAGCACGTAATATGGAAAAGAAAATATTAGATCAGCTAGAAGAATCTTCAGCTTCTAAGCATTTAAGATCAGCAGCATTTGAAATGGCATTGTTTGGTACAGGAATACTTAAAGGACCATTTGCCCAAGATAAAGAATACCCTAGATGGGAACAGGATGAAGACGGCAATGGTACATATTCGCCTGAAATAAAAACAGTTCCTAAGCTAGAGTTTGTTTCTTGTTGGGATTTCTACCCAGACCCTGCAGCAAACAATATGGATGAAGTAGAGTATGTGATACAGCGTCACAAATTAAACCACGCTGATATGAGGGCATTAAAAAACCGCCCTCTGTTTGATGAAGATGCCCTAGATGAATGTATCGAGATGGGTACTAATTACACCAGACAATGGTGGGAGGATGATTTAGATGACTATGATTCGACAAATATTAGCGTTGATCGCTACGAAGTCTTTGAGTTTTGGGGCAACATTGATAGAACAGTTGCAGAAGACGCAGGCTTGGATATACCTAGAAAATACGCAGATGTGGATTTGGTTCAAATCAACGCTTGGATTTGTAACAACAAAATTCTCAGGTTGGCATTTAACCCTTTTATGCCTATCCGTATTCCTTATTTTGCTGCTCCTTACGAGCTAAATCCTTACTCTTTCTTTGGAGTAGGCCTAGCAGAAAATATGGTAGATACACAACAGCTTATGAATGGCTTTATGCGAATGGCTGTTGACAATGCTGTTCTATCAGGTAACCTGATATTTGAGATTGATGAAACTAATCTCGTACCAGGTCAAGACCTAGAAGTACACCCTGGTAAGATATTTAGGAGACAAGGTGGAGCACCTGGTCAAGCACTATTTGCTACACAGTATCCTAATGTATCTTCTCAGAATTTGATGATGTTTGATAAAGCAAGAGCCTTGTCCGATGAATCTACAGGCATCCCATCTTTTTCACANGGNCAAACTGGTATACAAGGAACTGGTAGAACAGCGGCAGGNATATCCATGCTTATGGGTGCAGCCCAAATATCTATTAAGACAGTNGTTAAAAATATAGATGATTATCTCTTACAACCTTTAGGAGAGTCTTTCTATTCTTTTAATCAACAATTTGATTTTGATCCTGAAGTACAAGGTGATATAGAAATAAAAGCTAGAGGTACAGAAAGCCTTATGCGTAACGAAGTAAGAAGTCAAAGACTACTACAACTTATGCAAATTGGATCAAATCCTGCACTAGCACCTTTTGTAAAGTTCCCAGTAATACTAAGAGAGATAGCACACTCATTTGATCTTGATGCTGAGAAATTTGTAAATGATGAAAGAGAAGCTTTAAGACAAGCTAAAGTTATGCAAGCATCAGGTATGATGCAAGGACCACCACAGCAACCACCAGGAGCAGGAGGACCACCTACCCCAGAAGGAGGCGGAGCACCTACATCAGCTAGTCCTGCAGGAACAGGTAATAGTCAAATAGGAGCAGGTGGAGCACCAGAACCAGGAATGCCAGGTTTTTCAGGAAGACCTCCAGGTGAAGGAGAAATTCAATGAGTCCAGACGTAGCTAGAAAATTATTAGTACTAGTCAACAACAAACCTTCTATGGATGCATTATTTGAATACGCAGAAGAAAGTATAAGGTCACATGTTAAGAATTTAGTAAGAGAGCCAGATCATAACAATGTTTTAAAAATACAAGGTAGCATACAAGAACTACAAAGATTTGCTACGTTCAGGGATGAAGTAATACAAAAAGCTAAAGAGGGAAAAAATGGAAACATTACTAAATAAAAAACCAGGAGTAGCAGATGGTGACGGTCTTAAAAATCCATCTACACTAGATCCAAAAACATCTGATAAAAAAGTTATAGAGAAAGATATTAAGAAAAAGATTAGTGGTGTTGCAAAAAAACCACAACAAGGTAATACTAACATTCAAACAGCTATGTTACTAGAGCCTGAAAAATTATTAAAAAAATATGAAAAACCTATAACCCCACCTCCTAATGTACTTGCTGCAAACGAAGGTGCAATGCCTGTAGTAGAAGAAGATACTCAAGAACAAAGCACTCGACAGCAAAGAAGATCTGAAATTATAAATCAACTAGACGGAGCAGGTCTTTCTGTTCCTGCTATAAAAGCAATAGTAGGTAATATAGATATAGAGACTGGCGGTACTTTTAGTCATACACAAAAGCAAGAAGGGGGTAATGGTTACGGATTATTTCAACTTGATTTTCAAAAACCTTTTTATGATAAATATTTAGAATCTCAAAACTTAGAAGACAGCATTGGTTCTCAAGTAAATTACTTTTTAGACGAAATAAATAAAGGTGGTACAATAGGTCCAGGTAACGCTAAAAGTATAATGGATGTATTTAATGATCCAAAAACTACACCAAAAGAAGCAACAATAGTATTAGTAGATAAATTTTTTAAACCAGGTAAACCTCATTTAGAAAGAAGAATAGCATCTGCTATGCAAGGATACGATGAAGAATTAGAAGGATTTAAAGAAGGTGGCCTAGCAGATAATGCTGATGATACACCAGGTGCTACAGAAAGTGAAGTAGCTGATGATATACCTGCTATGATATCTGAGGGTGAACTAGTAGTTCCTGCTAACGTAGTTCGTTACCATGGTTTAGCTAAGTATGAAAACATGCGTAATGCTGCATTAAAAAACTTAGATGCTCTAGAAGACAACGGACAGATAAGACCTGTTGATTCAGATGGTACACCTATAGTTAAAGATATAAAAGAACAAACAGATGAAGTAATGGCTAGTAAAGGTGCTACTGTAGCTAGATATAATGAGGGTGGTTCTCCTACAATAGCTAGTGCTCCAGGAAGAAATGTTGTAGAAGGAGAATTTATGGAAACAAATTTTCCAATAGATTATGGAAAAATTGTTGATCCGCCTAAAATAACAACAGGTGGTCCTAGAGTACCTACAACTCCTGCACGTAGAGAGTCTACTATAAAGTATGATGAACAAAAAGAAGTAGGAGAAAATCCTTGGGATTATAATTATACTCCTGAAGGAATAAAAAAATACTTAGAGGCAAACCCTTATGAGCGTAAAGGTCCACCTCCTAATCCAGACTCAAAATATACAACTATACCTCTTTACTATGACGAAGAAACAAATGAATTAGTTGAAGGTATGACACATTCGGAAGATCCTTCTTTAGGGTATATAAGTAGGAGTACCCCTGAAGAATATTTTGAAAGTAGATATCGTCAGTATTATCTCCATGGAAGCAACCCAGAAGAAACCAAATTATTTGCCCCTAAACCTGGTTCAGGCGGTGCGGAGTGGGATGATGGTGGCGAACTAGCAAAATATTTTACTAAAGATACAGTAGGGACATCAATAAAAGGAACACTTACAACACCAGAAGGAAAAGATTACAGAGTAACTAATCCTAACACAAAGATAACAGCTACAGGTCCAAGAACTACAGGTATTGTAGGTGGGGGCGGAGCAGGTGTTGACTTAGAAAATATGCCAAGCTTTGGTACAACTAGATCAGGTGGCAGTGCTCCTTCAGGACCTAGCTCAGTAGAAAAAATATTATCAGGTGTTACAACTGTTGCAGCACTAGATAAATTATTTCTTGACGGAAAAATTACAGACAAAGTTTTAAAGTGGGGTAAAGAAAATATTTTTGATCCTTTAGGTGAGTTTTTAGGATTCAAACCAGAAGTTTTTAAAGCAGGACCTTTAGCAGGATCTTCTATAGTTAATGGACAACTTATGTTAGCTGATGGTACTATGGATATAGTTACATCTCTAAGTGGTGCTGATGCTGTGGGTAAAGCTGTGGCTGACGGTACTGTAATAGGTGCTAACTCATGGCTTAATGGTATACCTGCAAACGCAGAAATAGTTACTACATTTTCAGGCGGTATTAATAATCCTACACATACTGCAGTATTTAAAGATGCAAAGGGTGCAACTCAAACTGTAGAAATAACCAATGCACAAAAACTTCAATTAGAATCAGGTAATGCAGTAGGTACTCCTGTGTCAAGTGGTGATGGATTATTNAGTTGGAAAGGCGGTCTTGCAACTATAGGTGCTGCTCTTTCTTTATATGATATTATAGAAAATGGACCAAGTGTTGCTAATGTAGCAGGATTAGGTGCAGGTGTAGGGGGTATGATTTCTGCTCAGGTATTTGGTTTAGGGACTGCAGGTGCTCTTGGAAGTGGTGCTATGGGATCAGCGTTAGCAGCAGCAGCAGGACCTTTAGCTATAATAGCTTTGGCTGCAGGCTTAGTAGAAGCATTTAGTGGTCCTCCAACCAATGGAGTCGCAGAAGCGTCTATTAACTTTGATAACCCTGAATATA